AAAGCGTTGTCGGAAAGTTTCGGCAAGGTGTATCAGCTTGCAAGATCAATCACTGAGTTGTACTCCAGCGTTGGGGGATGGCCTGACGATGAAATCATCGTGGATGTTAAGTTTCAAAACATTGAGGGCATGTGATGAAAGAAACAGGAAAAATATTCAATGACATTCCACTGCCTGACAAGAGTTCAGGCAAGAGCAACATCAGATCTAGGTGGGCGCATCTAATAGACATTGAAGTTGGGGAGTGTGTGTTTGTAGAAACTCGCAATGACGCTAACGGACTGAAGATGTTTTTAGAGCGCCGGGGCATGAAGATAACCACCCGTATTGTAGATGGACAAGTAGGTTTGTGGAGATTGCCTGATGAATGATTCACCAGACATGGTCAATCAGCCAGGGCACTACACCAAAGACGGTGGCATAGAGTGCATTGAGGCTATCAAGGCATCGATGTCCTCTACCGCCTTCAAGGGTTATCTTAAAGGTAACGTTATGAAATACATCTGGCGTTATGAAAACAAGAACAAGTTGGAAGACTTGCAAAAAGCCAACGTCTATTTAGGTTGGCTAATCAAGGAGGAATCTAATGGATGACCACCCAGAGTTTGAGTTTAGCTGGCAGACAGAAGAACATTCTGTTGCTTCAGAAGCTCTTAGACGATTTGTCAAAGCGATGAAAGACACCAACGTAGCAGAAGATGTCTTGATGGAAGTTGTCTTTGTCATCTCGTTTACCTATCACTTGCACTTCACTGATCGCAGCTCCCTCAAACGTTTAGTTGATGAGGGCATGTTGGCTGTCAGTGATCCTGAACAATCAACTGAGGAGATGATATGTCATTGAATCAAAGCGAAAACAAACACGCCGCGAGAGAAGAAGCTGTGCTTCGCATCTTGCACCGTCACAACATATCGCCATGGGCTAGAACCTACTGGGCGCGCACATACTGCGGATTGAAGAGGGCCAAGCATGAAGCTACGGTATTACCAGCAAGACGCCATTGATGCGGCTTTTCATTGGTTTGATACCCAGAACACACACCCTTTAATTGTTTTACCCACAGGCGCTGGCAAGACTGTTGTCTTCGCCTCAATGATCAAGAAGATCTTTGAAGAAAATAGTGACAGCCGCGTACTGATTCTTGCTCACAGGCAGGAGCTAATCAGCCAGGCAGACGAAAAGCTCAAGACCGTATGGCCTTGTGCACCAAGCGGCTTGTTGGCTGCAGGGTTGAAACAGTTTGATTCGCACGAGCCAATCGTGATCGCTAGTCGGGATACCCTGGCCACACCAAAGCGATTGGGTAGCGCGGGGGATTTTGATTACATCATTGTTGATGAGGCTCACCATGTTGGGCCAGAGAAGCGGAGTCGATATCGAAAGATCTTTGATCATTTTGATTCTACTCAGTACTACGCACCGAAGGTTCTGGGTGTCACAGCAACTCCATATCGCATGGGTCAAGGATTCATTTATGGGTTGGACGATCACTTCTTTGGTGGTGTTGCTCACCGGGTAACGATCCCAGAGCTAATCAAGGCAGGGTATCTATGCCGATTGTCTGCGTATCAAGTTGCGTCTGAAGCCGTGATCGATGCGTCTACAGCCAGGGTGAAGTTCAAAGGTGGCGACTACCGTGAGTCGGACATCGAGCACCTTGCCATGGAAGATCAGACCATGCTGGCGATTGTCGGTGATTGGATCGACAAAGCGTACAGTAAAGGCCGACTGAGCAGCGTGTTCTTCTGTATCACTGTGGCTCACGCGAACAAGATGTGCATGTATCTGCGCGACGCGGGTGTAGAAGCAGCCGTCGTGACGGCAGAAACGCCCACAGAGGAGCGCAAAAAGATTCTTGAGGACTTTGAGAACGGTGTCGTAAACGCGCTGTGTAACGTCGCTGTGTTGACTGAGGGATGGGATGCGCCACGCACGGATTGCATTGCGTTGCTCAGACCGACCAAGTCTCTGGGATTGTATGTGCAGATCTGTGGTCGAGGCATGAGAACGTGGGGCAATAAGAAAGACTGCATGCTGCTGGACTATGGCGAGAACATGATGCGCCATGGCTGCATAGATACTGCTAGGCCAGAGAAGCCTCAAGAAGATGAATCAGATGAGCCTAAGATCTGGATATGCGACCACTGTTATGCGGTGAATGACATTTATGCGCGTGACTGCGTTGAGTGCGAAGAACCTAGATACAGTGTGGAGCAAATGCTTCAGCGCCAGCAGGATCTGTTGGATAGGCTTGAAGAAGAGCGCAAGGAGCAAGAAGAGAAGGACGCAGCTGCAACAAGAGAAGCAGCACAAGGCAACGTTCTTTCTGATGAGCTAGAAGAGCCAGCGCAGAAGCTTGAGAAGATCAAAGACATCGACTTTGTATCTGCGCAGATCAAGACATCGAAGAATGGGAACGACTATCTAAACGTCATGTTCTCTACGCCTGGCGAATACTGGCCACAGAGCATGCCTATCATGCTGGGTATGCGCGGTAAGGCAGGGATGGTGGCTCTCAAGAAGTGGAACGCTTTGACAAAGTCAGCCACGCCAACACCGTATGATCTTAGTTACGCGGCTGATCTAGTGAACCAACACAAGGTCATGAGTCACATCAAACAAATAACGGTAAGGAAGGAGGGTAAGTACTGGAATGTTGTCAGCGTCCATTTTTGAAAAGATAGATGAGTTCATAGCCAACGATAACGACAGGTTCAGGGGTCATCTAGGGTTCAGCGGGATTGGTGATGACGATGAGTACAAGCTTTGGATGGGATTCCACTGGTGCCTACCTTCTACATTCGGTGGCCGCATGCTGCGCTTGTTTGATCTAGGTAACCGCATTGAAGATCAGGTTGTGGATAACATTCGTGACAGCGGTGTCATTTCGATTGCGTCGCATGATAAAGACGGTAATCAGTTTCGCGCATCGTTCTTTGGTGGGCACTTCGCCGGGTCTTGTGACGGGCTGCTCAAAGGTGTGTTGCCACCTCCTGAAGAAGACGTGGTGCTGCTGCTCGAGGTGAAGAGCGCAAACGACAAGCGTTTCAAGGAGCTAGTGAAGCTACAAAGTTACGAAGGCTGGAGCGAAACCTATCGCTGGCAGATCCATTCTTATATGGGCGCGCTTGGTCTGACCAAATGCATGGTCGTGGTTGTGAATAAAAACAACAGCGAAATCTATTCAGAGGTGATTGATTACAACGAGTCTGTGTGGGAACGCGCAAAAGAGAAAGCTGAGCGCATCATTTGTAGTGACGCGCCACCGAAAGACACCCGACGTTCAGAGAAAGACTGGCGCATGAAGAGTGAGCCTGATCTGTACAAAGACATCTACTATGGACGGCGCTTGCCTGAGTCGGTGAACTGCAGAAACTGCAAGAACATCAAGCCACTCACCACCAGCAATGGTGCGACTTGGTACTGTTCACGCAGTAATCGGGCCATACCCTTTGAAGAGCAGAAGCTTGGCTGCAAAGATCACCTGTGGATACCTGAGTTGGTGAACGCAGATCACATGCCAGAGCGCAGCACAGAAGACTCTGTGGCGTACAGGGTGGGCATCATAGACTTCTACAACTCAACGTCAGAAGTGAGCGGAGAATACCACTACAGCAGCGCAGAGATGCGTGAGCTATCCAAGGTGCAGTTCAACGCTGAGATGATGATCAATAGTGAGGTGATCAGGAGTGAGTTCCCTGGCAGTCAGATCGACAACATGGATGAACGCACTGCGCCGTTCTGACAGAAAGCCATTTGTCTACCCTTTCTAAAAATCTGTCACCATCGAAGATAATCTATATGACTGATCTTTTATTTAAATTTTAGTCCCAGCTGCGTGGGTCTTTGACCACCAGTATCTTGGTGCCGGGGTAGAGTGCTTCGACTAGTTTCTTCTTGAGCCTGAACACCTGAGTGATCACGCCCTTGGTGTCTTCGACCACATACTCACCATCGCGCTTGTATCGGAAGTCTGCTATGTACGAGCAGATCTTCTGATCCTCGCCGTTGACAGTGACTACGCAGGGGAAGTCCACCTGGACTTCAAGATCGGATAGCTCGCCAGCCTGCTCTAGTTGCTTGAGTATCTTGTATCTGGCTGCTTCAAGCTTAGAGTCGAACACGATGCCATCGTATTCAGTCTTCTTTGCAAAGTATTTAGACTTTGGCCGCTTTCTTTTTGGGATCAACTAACTGCCGCCCATCAACTTTTCTTCTTCTTGTTGCCGCAAGAACGCAGATGCGCGGTTTGATATTTGATCAAACTGTTGAGGTATTGCCTCGACTGCACTTCTGACCGCTTCAGGAATAACTTCTGTTAAGTCTGGTGCCATTGGTTGAGGCGTTGGTCTTTGAGGCAGCTTGTCTTCACGATAAGATCTTGCAACTTCTTCAGACATTGCTTCAACTGGAGCCACGTTCCTTCGTTTATCAGCAGCCGCTTTGTAAAGGTCTATGGACACTGACGCCTTGGGTGCCATGGGTATGTAGACATGATTAAGAATACCACGCCAGCCATCTAACCCGCCTACATCACGAACAATCTTCGCAATCTTTTCTTCTGACAGGCCAAGCGTTCTTGCGTCATCAAACGCTATAGACAGATCTCTAACCTTCTTGAATCTATTGGCGTTAGCCT